AAATGGTTAATAATGTAATATACAGTTTTTAATTAATGTATTTTAATACAATGTATAGTGGTTCATATTTCGAACCGCTGAAAATAAATTGCCTTCTTTTGTACTTGTCATTTGTCCATAGCAAAACTCAGCAAACCCACCTTGGTCATTTGGAATGGTTGTATTTGCGGTTGAATAAAATGGTCTTAGTGATTGTTCAAAGTTTAATTTATCATTTAAACTATTAAAGAGTTTATCAGCTATATTTGGTTGGCCTGGATTTTGTTCCTGAACTAAATCCTTTGCGCGTTGTAATATAACATCGTTTACTTCTTCATTTGAAATTGGAGGTGCTCCTTTTCGGGTGGGATTATATTCAATGTCCGGTACTAATACATTACTAAAAGGGTTTTGTTTAGATGGTGTTTCAAATACATCCGTATCATTTGGTATAGCACCTTTATTTTTTAAATAAACTTGAGTAGGGTTCAAATATCCTTCTAAAAGGAGTTTTTTGTTATTTTCGGTTTTATTATTAGTGTAATAAATATATATGGCAAATAGTGTAATACCGGTAACAACAAAAATCCACACATTATGTGTAAATAAAAATAATAATATTGATATTAACAACACAACCCTTGTAATTGTATTTAATTTTTGGTAATAAGTCATATTTGGAGTAGGATAAAACTCAAATATATAATTTTTATTAAACAATACATTTGGGTCTTCTGCCCAAAAGGGAGGATTTTGTTTTATTTCTTCTGTAGGTTTTTTAATAAAATTAGAATCATCCATAGGTTTATTTTTATTTACAATTGATGGTAACGACATATATAAAATTGATTATATTTTTTATAAAAAATATAACCTGTAAAATAGTAAAATGGCATTACGAATGATAAAATTGTTAAATAAATCTTTATATGACCGTATTGAAAAATTACCTGATGATATTAAAACAAAAATATACATTGAATACATTGAACCTGTAATAAAAAAAAAACAATTAATATATGTATTAAGATTATGTAATAGAACTGGATCTACATATAAATCACAGGAACTTTTAATAAAAATAATAAAAACCGCATTAAGTAATGAAAACATATGTAAGTATTTAATAAAAACATGTAAACACTTTGATAGTATTTATTATCAGTATTCAAACAATACATTAGGATTCGAATTAATTAGTGATAAATACGAGAAATTTGCTATATCTTTGTTATTAATTACATATCATTAATTTACTTACTTGCGTCCATAAAATAAAAAATGTTGCTATATTTTATATCACAAAACATTTTTTATTTTTGATTAAACAAACTCGAATAAAGTTGGCAATCTTGTATTCTTCTATTATATAATGAATAAAATAAATAAAGGTTTATTAGTAAAGCCTAAAAAGCCAATAAAAACCCCTGAAACAAAGTTTAATAACCCTTTATGTGAAAAATCAATGACATTCGAAGATTGTGAATTAGCTATTTTGCGCGATGCGATTGATACAAATGAAAAAATACAAGAAGATTTACAAAAACAACAACAAATAAATGGAAAAGAATTAACAGCTATTTTTAATATTTTAGAAAGTTTTATTTCTAAAAAAAAATTAGTTTTATATGGTGGATTTGCTATAAATGCGCTATTGCCCCATTATGACAAATTTTATGATACAAAGCATGATATTCCTGATTATGATTTTTATTCTCCAACTGCGTTAGAAGACTCAATCGAACTTGCCGACATTTTTTATGAAAAAGGATATATAGATGTTGAAGCAAAAGCAGGAGTTCATTATGGAACTTACAAGGTATATGTTAATTTTAATAGTATAGCCGATATTACTTTACTTGAAAAAACAATATTTCAAAATGTTCAAAAAGAAGCGGTAATAATTAATAAACTTTATTATTGTCCGGTTAATTTTCTTAGAAGAAATGTATATAAAGAATTATGTCAACCTCTAGGTGATGTAACAAGATGGGAAAAAATATTTAAACGTGTTAGTAAATTAAATAGTAACTATCCATTAATTAACCCATATAAATGTGAAGACGTTAATTTTCAAAGAAAAATGGATTCAAAAGAATCGGAACATAGTGAAATTATATATAATACTCTTCGTGAAGCATTTATTTTTATTGGTGCGGTTTTTTTTGGTGGTTACGCATGTAGTCTTTATTCGCAGTATATGCCACCAGAAAGTCGTATAATAATTGAAAAAATACCGGATTTTGATGTTTTACTAGAAAACATTAATGAGGGTGCGCAAATTGTTAAAGAAAAACTTATTGGAGCAGGATTTAACAACGTACAATTAATAAAACATAATGAAATTGGAGAAATTATACCAAGACATTATGAAATTCGAGTAGGAAAAGACACGGTTGCTTTTATTTATCAAGCAAATGGATGTTATAGTTATAATACAATTGTTATAAAAGAACAACATATTAAAGTCGCATCTATTGATACTATTTTATATTTTTATTTTTCTTTTTATTACTCCAACCAACCGTATTATTATCGCGATCGTATTTTGTGTATGATAGATATTTTGTATAAAGTAGAACAGGAAAATAGGTTAAATCAAAGGGGGTTATTAAAACGGTTTCAGTCAACATGTATTGGTGTAGAAGATAATTTAATTACATTGCGTAAACAAAAAACGGAAAAATTTAAAGAGTTAGTAAATAATAGAACATCACGAGAATATAATTCATGGTTTTTAAAATACAATCCGGAGAAAAATATACGACCTGCTTTTTTAAAACAAAAACAAAGAGGTGTAAAATATCGTACTTCTTTAAAAAATATAAAAAGTAATTGGATAAATAGTTACAAAAAAGATAAAATAAAAAATAACCAAAAAAAATATTTAAATAATGGAAATAGAATAACTCAACGAGGTAAACTAAAAAAAATACAGCCCATAAATAACAATTATATTAATACAGAAAATAAAGACGAATTAAAAACCAGTGTAAAAAATCAGCGAAGTAATTGGAATATTATTGAATGGTAGGTCGTATTTTAACCCATTAACGTTTTCAATATTTAATTATTTTAAAATGATATACAGTTTAATATCTTATATTAACCGATTAAAAATAATACAAAACACATAATTCATTTACCACACATAATTCATTTACCACACATAATTCATTTACCATCAAATTCGTCTATATAATCGATAAAAGGTTAATAATTAACCAATATCGTGAATTGTGTTTCAAATATTTTGGTTTTTATAAAACTAAACCGGCTAATTAATTTACATTAGTTATAAAAGAGAATTGTGCGTTTGTAATCAATATAAAAAATTGATTATAATATAAAAGTTTAATTAATTTATATTATAATTGCTTTATTTCTTTACTAAATTTTAAATTGCTTTTTTAAAAACCATAATTGGATTCATGGAACAAAATTCCTATAATGATATTGACAATGAATGGATGAAATTCTTATCTAATCAAACTGATATATTGGAATTTGAAAATGAACCAGTTGAAATGTTAAAAAACAATGGTCAACCTGAAATTATAAATGATAATATATTAAAATTAGATAAACCAAATATTGAAAAAATACCAGAACCAATAAAAATAACACAGTCCGTAACTCCATTTGAGTTAATTATTTCAACAAAAACGAAAGTTCTTTTTCTTAATAAACCGGTTGATATATTTTCTATATTTTGGAAAATACCGATTGTTGAATATTGGAAACCAGAAAAAGGTGTAATTAAAAAACAAATAAAAATAGTTTCAAAAACAAAGGAGGAATTGGAAGAATATAAATTAAAATTGGTTAATCTTAATTATTATCAGGAACACATTATTAAACAAATTGATAATCCAGCTTCACGTAGCATTAAATTTAAAGATGAACGTAAAATAACAGTTGGTATGTCTAAAAAAGATATAACTGTTCAAAGAAATAGGGTAAAAAATGCGTTTTATAATTGTATGGCATTAATAATTAGATTCAGATTTAATGATGTTTTTAAAGAAATACATGTAAAAATATTTAATACCGGTAAAATGGAAATACCTGGAATTGTTGATTATACAATGCTAGAATATGTAAAAGTAATGATTTTGGAAATATTACAAATAAATGATACACCACAAATAAATGATACACCGATTGTGGAAACAATACTTAAATCTGAATTAACCAATGTTGATATAATACCTTCTATAGATTGTATTATGAAACCGGAAACAGAACTCCCATTTTATTTTGTAGAAAACTTTAAGGAAGAACATGTATTGGTAAATTCCAACTTTAATTGTGGATATTTTATTAATCGTGAAAAACTGTATAATATATTAATTAGTCCTAAATACGGGTTGGAATCATCATATGACCCTTGTAATTATTCAGGTGTAAAATGCTCTTATTACTTTAACAATGAATTTGGATTAAATACTGAAAATCAAAAAGGAATTATAAAAGATGAAGACAAACAAATGAAATTATCTGTGTTAATGGAATGTAAAAAGTATACTGAAGTATCATTAATGTTGTTTCGAACTGGAAGCTGTATAATTGTTGGAAATTGTAGTGAAAAAATATTACGTTTTATATTTGAATTTATCAAAAACTTACTTATTGAAGAATATAGTAATATATGTTTTAATACTGATATTCCACAAGTAAAACACAAATCCTTTAAAATGATTAAAAGAAGTATTATTAAATCGGTAGAAGCGTAAAGTATTTAGGAATTTTCTTTAAACATTCGTTAATATATCTATTTTATTTTTATTTTTGTAATATAAAATTGTTTTATAAATGAGTTCATCAACAAAAACAAATCAGGTTTCTACAACAAATGGAGTAACTAAACCAGGATATAGAATACCTGACAATACTACTCTTCAACATGCTTGTAATATGTCTATTACACATGATAAACCTATATTACTTGATTATTGGACGAGTTCATTAGATAAAACAGCATTAATTGGTGTAAAAGAAGAAGATGGTGAAAAACTATTAGTAAAAAGTGCCGAAGAATATACTAGTCCAATCGTAAAAATTTTTAAGGTTAGTAATGAATATATTGTTGTTACTGAAAATTCGATTTATTTAGTGGACATAAATATTCCTACTAAACGTATTTCAACCTAATAAATGATTATACGCCCCCCCCCATCACTTTTACTATTAGTACATTTTAGGATTGCGTTGGTAAGTATTAATGTGTGTGTGTTTTTTTAAAATTTAAAATATTTTAACTTTATTAAAATATTTTACACCAACTATAATGCTTATATGTATAAACTGTAAAAAATATAAAAAACTTTACAAAGTTTGTATAATACTTTACGTCAATATATTTCGAAATAGCGTTATTTTTAATTTACTAACTGTCTTTGAAATATTATTTCATTAAATTATTTTACCCAATAATTTAATGAAATAATGTGGGGGTAATATTTTAACCCTTTTTCGTTTGTGAACTTTTCCAATTTATTTTTTATATTGTAATAAAAAAATAAAACCATACATGGTATAAACTATATACATTACGTTAAAAAACACACAAGACCATACACCTCCCACACACAAGACCACACACACACCCCTTTACCGACAAATCCATCAATATAATTGACAAAGGTTTAACATTGTATACATATAACAATATTACAAGACGCTTTTAATTAACTCTTTTTGTGAATCATCCAAAGAAGTTGGAAATAAAATATCAAAATCAATTATTAAATTACCCACATTACCATCACGTTTTATACCCAATTTGGGTATTACCTGTTTTTGACCTGGTGAAATAATTGAATTATTTTTTATACAATAATTTGAACCATTTAAATGTTTTATATTAAATTCAAACCCACATAAAGCTTCTTTTAATAATATATTTTTTTTAAAAATTAAATTTAACCCATTTCTTTCAAAAATCATTTCAGATAAGTTTGTATTGTCCTTTTTAATGCTAATAAAAACTTTAATATCTCCCTTTGTACCATTTGATGTTTCATTGCCTTTGTCGCGAATAATAATAACTTCGTTATTATCAATACCTTCTGGAATAGTAACATATATTTTTTCTATTTTACGAACATGTTCACCGTTAATTATTTCTATTTTATTAATTTCAATTGGAACAACACATCCATTATAAGATTGGGTTAGTGAAATTTCTATATTGGCTACTACTGCCATTGGTTTATTAAGTTGTTGGTGAATATGTTGTTGAAAAAACTCGGGATTAAATCCACCGCCTCCCCCGCCAAAAACGGATTCAAATATATTGCCAATATTGGCAAAATCCACATGTTCCCCCCCTCGACCAAAATTTGTATGAAAAAACATTTGGCCGGGTGCGCCTCCTCTTGCGTTAGCAAATGCCGGAAACTCCATTCCACCTTCACCTCTTAAATGAAAGTCATATCGTTTGCGAGATTCTTTGTCCCCCAGCGTTTCGTAAGCAGTATTTATTTCACGTATTTTTTCAGTTGCTTCGGCTGAGGGGTTACGGTCGGGGTGATACTGAAGCGACAGTCGTCTATACGCTTTTTTTATTTCATCTTCGGTTGCTTCTTTACCTACATCTAATATTTCATAATATGTTTTATTAGAAATGTGTGTTTGTTGAGGAGGTGAAAACATTTATATATTAAAACCTTATATAAATCTTTATGTGATTTATACCCAAAAATATATATATAAAAAACAATTATATATACAAGTTTTTTATTATAAAATAATTACACAAAACCCACTACAATACAATAATATTTTAAACATATACATATAAATAACCATTGCTTACCGTAAAAGTGAAAATACCGTATGTAAATAAATCCACCCCAACCATTTTTTGATTTTTGTTTATTTTTATAATAATTAGAGGATTTAATTCATAATATTGTTTTAATATATTAATTGCTGTTTCAAGAGTTTCGTCGTTAACTTTTTGAATTTTTCCATATTCAAATGTTGTATCACATATATTATATATAGAATCAATATTTATCATAACTTTCTTTAATACCTCGTAAAGTATTGCCGTATTTTTTTCTTTAATAAAATCCGTTCGAATAACTAATATGGATTTTATTACAGCGTGTATAGAATACCATACTGCGGATTGTATTTCATTATCTTCGTTATCTTCAAAGATTTCATACGCAAATTTTTGTTCTTTTATTTCTTCTTTGTGTTCTTCGTTATCTAAATTATATAAAACTGAAGATGATGAACCCATTTTTAATAATACTATATAATTATTTACCTAATGTAAGGAGTGTTATTTATATAAAAATATATTCAATTTTCTTTAACATTTTATAAAATATTTATAATAAATCAATATACTATATTTATTATACTATTTTATCACTAACTGCGTTAAATAATTCTGGATTATAAACTAATTTACCAGTAGGTTTATATTTTTCAATTGGTGTAAAACGTGAAGGGTCTCCAGTTCCGCGCTTTTTGCCGTCGACTGGATTGCCAGTATTAAATAGTTTTGAATTACTTGCTTCCAAATCATCACCCGTATTCGTTTCTCCAAATGGTTTTGATGAAACAAGTTGACCCTTTTCATCTATCTGTTTACCAGTTTTTTTTTTTACTTCATTACGAACATAAGACGGTATCCATTGTTCCCATGAAATAAATAGTGTATTTGGATGTATATATTTAGCATAAAAACCGTTATCCACTATTTTATTAACAACATATGCTATACAATCACTTTGGTTATATGTTGGTTCTCCAAAAATAAATTCAGGAATAACAAACCAAATGTATTTTTCGGTGGTTTTATTTCTTGCTGTTAATTTAATTCGGTTATGAATTCGATTTAAAATTTTATTAAATATTGAAAGTTGCTTTAAATCTCTTTTAAAATTTTTATCGTATAGGTCATCTATATTTAATTTTCCAACAGCCTCTTCATCATTTAATAGTAAAATACTTGCCATATGTTATATATAATATGTATTTTAGAGTTGGTGTGAAAATGTACGCATAACGTGAAAATGTACGCATAACGTGAAAATGTACGCATAACGTGAAAATGTACGCATAACGTGAAAATGTACGCATAACGTGAAAATGTACGCATAACGTGAAAATGTACGTATAACAAAAATATTTTGTTTAATTTCTTCGAGTTTTTTTGGGTTTCTTTGGTTTTTGTGGGTTTCTTTTAAAAATTAACCATTTGTTGTAAAAAATTGAATGATATATTGTTTATAAATTTCATTTTATATAAAGATTTCTTAATATTATTATTGAATGAGTATTTTACAACCAAATAATATTTTAAAAAAAACAAAGAAAATACATAAAAATGCTAATAACAAAGCAATATACGAAAATACTAGTTCCAGTTGTGTTAACCTGGATAATTATTCCGGTTTATCCTCGTTATCGTCCTCAACCACCGACCCCTCCCCCATTTTTGCCTCTACCAGACCTATCCCAGTCGGAGAATTAATATTTAAGCCTTCGTCTAAAACAAGAAAAAATAAAAAGATTATTTCTCCTATGGAAAAAATTAAAATATGGGAAATGTTTGAGGTATCTTCATCCGAAGATGAAAAAATAAATGAAAATGAAAATGAAAATGAAAATTTACCAAATATAGTAAGTTATGAGGACATTAAAAATTGTAATGAAAATAATTTGGTTGAAGCTTTTTTTGTAAAACAAGAATCATTACAAAACGTGGTTACAAATATAAATGATTTAAATATGAAAGATGACGAAATGTATAAAATACGTCATCTTTGTCAAAATTGTGATTCTGTACTTTTACTTATGGAAGATGGTGTACCTACATGTATGAATTCTCAATGTGGAATGATTTATTCTGATGTAGTTGATTATTCACCAGAATGGAAGTTTTATAATTCAGGTGATAATAAACACGGAGCAGACACTACCCGATGTGGAAATCCTATAAATCCACTTTTAATGGAATCGTCTTTTGGATGTAAAATTCTTTGTAACGGAACATCTTCGTTTGAAATGAAGCGCATACGTAAATGGACAGAATGGACTTCTACACCCCATCGTGAAAAATCATTATATGAAGAATTTCAATTTATAACAACTATGGCACATAACTCAGGTATTCCAAAAATATTTATAGATTGTGCCATGTCGATTCATAAAGATATTTCCGAACAAAAAATGTTTCGGGGAATGAATCGTGATGGAATAAAGGCCGCTTCAATTTATATAAGTTGTAAATTAAATGGATGTCCGCGTACAGCACATGAAATTGCTGAAATATTTAAACTTGATAAACAAAGTACTACACTCGGATGTAGTAATGCTATAAAAATACTTAATAACGTTGAAAGAAATATGGAATATTCAAATAAAAGTGAATTTAAAACCACAACAGCAAGTTCTTTTATAGAACGATATTGCTGTAAATTGGGTATTTCACAGGAATTGACACTACTGGCTAAATTTATTGCTATTAAAACTGAAAAAACTGAATTATTGTGCGATAATACTCCTCAATCCTCTGCTGCCGGAATTATACAATTTATTAGTCAAACATTTCATTTAGGAATTTCAAAGTTAAATATTAAGGCTGTTTGTGGAGTAAGTGAAGTAACTATATGTAAATGTTGTAAAAAAATGGAATCTATTAAAGATCAAGTTATACCAAATTCTTTACTAAAAAAATATGGTATTTGTTAGGTTGGTGGGGGGGGTATATAGTATTACCATTAATTTTATAATATTTAAATATTAATGTAAAAATATTTTTTATTTTGTAAATGAAGCTATAATTTATATGGAGTTATTTGTTAAAGAAAATATACAATACAAAATCAAAATTTTAGAAAAAAATCAAGTGGGTTTAGAGGGTGTCAATGAACCTGTGACGGGGGCTGTTAATGAACCTGTGACAGGGGCTGTCAATGAACCTGTGACAGGGGCTGTTAATGAACCTGTGGCAGGGGCTGTTATTGAACCTGTGACAGGGGCTGTCAATAAACCTGTGACAGGGGCTGTTATTGAACCTGTGACAGGGGCTGTTAATGAACCTGTGACAGGGGCTGTTAATGAACCTGTGGCGGGGGCTGTTAATGAACCTGTGACGGGGGCTGTTATTGAACCTGTGGCGGGGACTGTTAATGAACCTGTGACGGGGGCTGTCAATGAACCTCTCTCTGATCCATCTAACTTTTTACAACAAAATATTAACAATAATTTTAAAATAATTAAAGCATATACAGAGGATATTAATTTATATAATTTAATTTATAAAAAAGAACAACAGTTAGATGTTCCAACGTTAGATGTTCCAATTGTAATATTTATTGTTCCTTATCGAGACCGTGAAACGGAAAAGGATATTTTTAATGAAAAAATGACAAACATAATGGAAAATTACCCAAATGGTTATTACAAAATTTTTTATATTCAACAAAACTTTGAAAAACCATTTAATAGAGGTGCTATGAAAAATATAGGATTTCTTATGGTAAAAAATAAATATCCTAATAATTATAAAAATATTACTATTGTTTTTAATGATATTGATACTACACCTGTAAATAAAGAAACTATACCCGATTACTCAACTAGCAGAGGAATTGTAAAACATTTTTATGGTTATAATTTTGTATTAGGTGGTATTGTTTCTATTTTAGCTGGAGATTTTGAAATAATAAATGGGTTTCCTAATTACTATTCTTGGGGGTTTGAGGATAATGAATTAAACGACCGAGTAAAAGAAAAAGGTTTTATTATTGATAGAAGTGTTTTTTATCATATTTCAGACAATATTAATATACTTCAAATTAAACAATCACATATTAGAGTTGTTAATAGCGGTGAATTTGATCGTTTTATACGTAAAGTTAGGGAAGGAATAAATACTATACATAATTTAATATATGTTATTGATGAAACAACCGGTATAGTAGATGTAAAGAATTTTCAAACAACCCATAATGTAAATGAAAGTTTAAATAAAGATTTTAATACATTAAAAGGTAGTATTCCTTTTCGAACTGGGTATTCCGCAAGAAAAAAATGTAGAATGAATCTAGTATTATAAAATTGGGTATTATAAAATTGGGTATTATAATTAAAAAACAGTAGGGTGTAAAATGTATAAATAATTAAATAATTATGATTAAAATGACAGAAAAACCAATCATCCCAAAAATTATACATCAATTATGGATAGGTTCGAAACCACCCCCAATTTTACTAATGAACACTTGGAAAGAAAAACATCCTACATTTGAATATATTTTTTGGAATGAAAAAGAATTTGTTAATCGAAATATGGTATTTGAATGCGAGTCTAAAATAAATTTAATACAAGAAATTAATGGAAAGGCGGATATAATGCGTTGGGAAATTTTACTTAAATATGGAGGTATTTTTCTTGACGCAGATTCAATATGTATAGAACCGTTAAATGATTTATTTGAAATGGAAGACTACGACGGGTTTGCCGCATTTGAAAATGAAAATCACCGCCGTGGATTAGTTGCTACAGTAACATTAGGATTTATTCCTCAACACCCTCTTTGTCGTGATATAATAAACCATATATTATATTCTTCTACAATTGACAATGAAATTTTAACGACAAAAGCGTGGTATAGCGTTGGACCTGCTCTTATTACGAGATTTTTAAATCTCGGCAATTATTCTACATTTTACATTTTTCCCAGTTATTATTTTTTACCGCATCATTTTACAGGGGACTGTTACAGGGGGCATAAAAAAGTTTACGCATTTCAAGAGTGGGCAAATACCAAAAATAGTTATGATTCAATACATACACTTACACTACCAACTGACCTTACAACACCTCCTATTGATAAATGGATAAGTATATTAATATCGTCTTATAATACACCTCGTAAATATATTAAAGAATGTTTAAATTCAATAGCGGAACAAATAGGGTATTTTGGTATGGAAATTGTATGGATTAACGATGGTTCAACTAAGGAATACACGGCAGAACTGGAAGACGAACTTCAACGGTTTAAAATAACAACTCGTTTTACAAGTGTAAAGTACCAACTATTAAACACAAATATGGGGCAATACGAAGCTCTTTCAATCGGGGTTAACCTTTGTTCTCATTCGTTAATTTTTCGATTTGATTCCGACAATATAATGTTTCCTTATCGTATTTTACATCAATACAATTTTATGAAATCCAACCCAAATGTTATGATTTCTTTCGCTGGTATTCGAATGTTTGATGGGGAAAATATAAAGAATGTAATTAAAGATATTATACATCCACCGGTTATTACATTAAACGAGTTTTTAAAATACAATTCGACATGGTTAATGAACGCATCAACCATGTGTTTTTATAAAAAAGCCGTTTTAGAGGTTGGAAATTATAATAAAACCGTTTTTCATAAAACTTATGCGGAAGATTATGCTTTAATATTGCGTTTTTTAAAAAAATACGGCGCTATTTATAATATAGATGAAATACTCGAATTATATAGGGTTCATACAAATCAAACAACGCAAATTGTTAATAGATCCAAAAATACAAATGAATTAATAAACCGTATTATTTATGACATACTAATGTAAAAATATACATAAAATAAAAAAGATTAAACTTTAACATTTTCGACATTTTTATAAAATTCAAATATTTTACTTATTTTTAAAATATTTGAAACCATGTATGGAGTATTATTTTATAATAACTGACTAAAATAATAAAATCATTAACACTAAAATCCGCGGGTTAAATATCAATGAATAAAAAGATAAATCTTTTACACTTTTTGTTTTATATATTTTATATATTTTATATATTTTATGTAATTGTGGAATGGTTTAAATACTACTTATTAATGAAGCTAATGTCGCAACATTATATATAATTTGAGATTACGAACTTTAAAGTATTAAAAAATTCTATAAAGAAAATGTGCGTAAGTAAAAAAATATGTTTATGTAACTGTAATATAAAGAATATTTTGTAATATTACATATTCGCGTCGTTTTCATTTTGTATTTTTGTATATAATGAATATAGCAATTGATATAAACCAATTTGATTCAACAAATATTTTATTTTCAGAAATAAAGAAAAATAATATTATTAATGGTAATTTTTCAAAAATAATATACAGTGATGAAAATATTACATTTAATGGTTTATATATTTATTTTCAAATTATACCAAACCATATTGTTTCCTATATTGATACGGATGAACGATTGGATGAAACCGGAGTTTTACGAAAAAACGATTATTGTATATTTTATTTGGATACCAACAATTTTAATTTAAACGTTGTAAACGAATTGTCCATAATTGAAAATAATATTATTGAGTATTATAAAGATTTATATAAAATAAACAAGTCCAGTGTTTATCAGTTAAAAACACAATTACAAACCGGAAATATAAAAATCTATAAGAATGAGATAGTAAAAGGTAATATAGTAAGATCCACGAATGATACCGATCGACGTTCACAATCAAGTGGTATTAAAAAATATCGTTCAGCAATACACCATTATTATACAAACGCATTTACAAATATGACTCTTAAAGAAGCGGAAGATGCTGGTATTCGCAAAGAAATTAAAAATTATTTACTAAAAATATCTGGTATTTGGGAAAATAAATTTAGTGTGGGAATAACATATAAAATTAGCGAATTAGGGGCGAGAATTTAATTTTTTAACCCTTTACCGTTTTCGACATTTTTATATAGTCTAAATACGTTACTATATAAAAATATTTGAAACCATAAAATTAGCGGATTAAATTGTTAAAAGGTTAACCTTTTCCGTTTTATAACTTTTACACCTTTGCACATTTAAAACGCCGATTTAACGACTAAAAAATATACAAAAATATAAAAATTTGGTTATAACACATCGTGAAATGTGTATGAAGTCTCAACTACTGCGACAAAATACTTCTGGTCTTTTTTCAGTGTTAAATATAGATTTTACTATTTTTAACATATTTTGCACAGCGTTTTTATCTCTGTTATGGTATATTTCGCAATTATGCTTAACCGATTGACATCGTAATATACCATGACATAACTCTATTTCGCCTTTTCTTTTTGGTTTTTTACTTGGCTTTTCTAAAAACTTTTCTATTTCTTCATTACAACAATTACAAAGTTTTGATGTTCTAAATTCATTTACCAAATATGTTTTATAACCTGCATTTCTAAATATTCTTCTAAATTTCTTACATATTGTTGGTTCTTTTCCCTTCATATTATTATCACCTTTATCATAATCACCAATAACTAATATTGTTTTATTTGCTTTACCATATTTATTTTCAAAATTTTTTATCATTTTACTTTCACTTTTTTGTGTATTTGTAAAGGCATTTAATTTAAATTTTCTAAAAAATGATTTTTCATAATGATTATAAAGTTGATTATTTATTTTATTCTTTTCAATACAATATAATTTAAACTTTTCATAATTACAACTTTTTGAATTAAGATTAGACAATGTTGTTTCTAACTCTTTTATTGTTTTGCTATCAATAAATGTTTCTTTATTAACCTTATCAATAATTTTATTGTATTTTTTATTTCTTGTTTCTAATCTTCTTTGATTTTGTGTATATCTAAATGTTTCTAATTTATCTTCATTATTATTAGAACCAAAATATAATAAATCGCTCATTCCGGGATCAGCACAAACCACCTTCATATTTTTTAGTTCTTCTGTAATTTCTGTTTTTTCAATGTAATTAATATTTTCTTCCTGACAACATTTTTTATTTTGATGTGTTTTTGATAATGGCTTACTATTTACATCTACACGAATAAATAAAATACATACTGAAATACCATCTGTTCTAATCATATGACTGAATGTATATTTTTTACCTTTCTTAAATACTCTTTTTGATAAATCAAAAAATTTGCTCCATAATTCATTATATTTATTTTCTTTTTTGTATGTTTTTAAATATTCACTTGTTGCTTCATCACCTAAAAAATTATTTAAAAGTCGGCGTTTTAAATGTGCAAAGGTGTAAAAAATCTATATTTTTATAGACTATATTACAAAATATGTAAATTAATTACCGTCAAATTCGTTTATATAACAATAAATAATTATGTTATTCTTTATAGTTTTATTTTTTACATTTATATAAAAAATAAAATATTAAACACAAACTTTGAAATTAAAATGGCAAAGGAAGAGATATTACTGGTGGTGAAAATGCGTTTTGTAAATTATTTAATATAAAGTTATTTACGAAATCCATATTTACATTTTTTTCCAACCAACTTGAAACAACATCTTTTGTTAATTCTTCATATGGAATAAACGTAAAATCATTTGGTGGCTGTAAAACTGTAATATCAGAATAATATGTGCTATACGTAACATCGTTAATTATTATAGTCGCATAATAACACCATTGAATATTTTTTACAATATTTTTCATTCCATTTACATAAGGTGTAACTTCCATTTTAAATATTTTCCATGAAAAAGTAGGAGTTACAACAAAAATATTTCCAGAATTATCGTGTAATTCATAGGTTTTTATTTCGGGGGTGTCCGTGTTTCCTGAGACGTCTACGATTTCGGGGGTGTCCGTGTTTCCTGAGACGTCTACGATTTTGGGGGTGTCCGTGTTTTCTGAGACGTCTACGATTTCGGGGGTGTCCGTGTTTCCTGAGACGTCTACGATTTCGGGGGTAACCGTGTTTCCTGAAATGTCCATACTTTTATATAACTAATATAGTTTAAATAAATTACATTAACGAACAATAAAAAGTGGTTTATAATTGCTAAATAACTAATAATTATATTTACAGTAAAAATAAAAACCTATATCTTTGACTATATATATAATGTCTTTTTCCAGTTTAAAAACCAAAATATCTAGTAATGGACATCGGTATGGCTTCGACCCCACTTCTACCACTTTTCAACAACCACTTATTTCATGGAAAGGTAAAACTTTTAACCAAATTGTCAGTTCTTTACAAAAAAATACAAATAAAAATACTTCAACTAATCCGGAAATGTTAAGACACCCCTTACCTCAAAAACTTTATAGAAAAGAATTTGCCACTGTTTCTTCTATTCCACAAAGTCAACGTGCAGGAATTCGAATTGATGATTTAAACGCCCCAAATGGTTACTCTATTACCACCGCCAAAACAAATACCAACCTATATACCACATTAGATATAAACTATATTAATAATCGTACTGAACATCCTGGTACTTGTTCCGCATTTGATAATACGAAACCATGTCTTTCAACCGTTTCCAACGCAAAAGCCCGGGTTCGAAGCGCCGGAATGTATCCAAAGAAATTTAATCCAACTCGCAATAATGATTCTAGATATCATTCTTCCAGCCACGATTATTTAGTAAGTCGATCAAAAACATTCGATCAAAATCAATATCAGTATTTTAGAAAAGGTGCCAGCAAAATTAACAAGCCTGGACAAACTGCTCAATCCTTTTATAATGATAATCAGGCACAAGGAATTCAACATTGTGTTTTTAATGGTAACATTTCTCAAACGACTTTAGCAAACATACCACATAAATCCGTTAGTTACAAACCAAATAATTGGAAATTTGCTACACAGGGGGCGGTTGATTCGAGTTGTTTAACCAGTTCAAAGAACATTAATTGTAACAAGGCGTGTATGAAATATCCCCATAAACAATTTCCTATAGTTAGCGTTATTAAAGAAAGTTTACGTAAGGTAAGGTGATGAGAAAATACAGTTTGTTTTACACATTTAACCCTTATTTGAAACATTCATTTTATAAAATTCTATTTTTTAGTATTTTATAAAATGTTTAACACTCCTATATTTATACATTTCTTTGGGAGTTTCGAGTTTTATTTTTAGAAAGTAAAAATATTTTTATTTGAATAAACGAAATATGTTTTGTATAGTTTTTATAGAATTATTTATTTTAATCCAATCACTTTCCCATATAACAACTAAATTAAAACCCATATTTTTTATTTGTTTTTCTCGTTCTATTGTTTTTTGATATAATTCTCCGTATGTTTTACCAAAGAATATCGTATCTTCTTGATTGAATAGTTTCGGATTTCCGTGCCATAAATCACCGTGAAATTCATATACAGTATTTGTTTTTTGGCAATATCCGTCTGTTTTTAATCTTGTATTTGGTATTATAAATTCACCGCCATTTTCGGCGTGTTGAATTTTAATATGATTATAAGATGAAATAAAATCTAACCATTTTATTTGTATTTTTGAATGTCCGGTGGGGTTACATAAATAACAACCACCACCGTGTAAATGAGAATTTGCGTTTTGTTCAAAATCACCGTGTTCTTTACAAGTTATTATTACTTTTTTTTTATTACTAATATAATTAACTTTTGAGTATTCATATTTATCTCCGTGAACTTGTATTGCTTTATCTATCCATTCTTTTGTAGTATAATTATATTTATTAGCACATTTAATACAACCACCGTGTAAATGATCATTTGCGTTTTGTTCAAAATCACCGTGTTCTTTACAAGTTATTATTACTTTTTTTTTACTATTAATATAATTAACTTTTGAGTATTCATATTTATCTCCGTGAACTTGTATTGCTTTATCTATCCATTCTTTTGTAGTATAATTATATTTATTAGCACATTT